TTATAAATTATCATCCAAATATTCTGTCATATGCGCTAATTCAAAATAAACATAGTTTTCATCAATTGCATTTTCAATTAATTTATAGCCAATTTCTGGGGAGGAACTTCTGGCGCTGTAGTTTCCATTTTTATATTGCTGAGATAACTCATCCATCATTAATTCCTTAAATATACCCCAAGAAACAAAATATTTTGGCTCCCATTTACTTATCATTTCTGATTTGATAACACTCCATGATGTGTAACCCTCATTCCGGGGGGTGCAAATATTATTTAGTATATCAATCCCCGTGTCAGCTAACGTTTCGATACAACCACCATGACCATCTGGAGAAAATTCTGTATAGATGTTAATGTATTTTTTTATTATATCAGGGAGTTTTTGGTAACCATCAAAATCATCCATGTGAAGTATTCTTTCTATAGACTTAAATGGTGCAACATTCACTAAACTTATGTAATAAGGAGACAAGCCTGGACCTATTAACTCTTTGCTCAGGAAAGCAAAACCATGACCATTTATCTTTTCTCCTTTTGTTGCAATCGCATTCATGCTTTCGACCATCAAGTCAAAGTAATTGTGTAGTTGCGTCGGAGTCCGGTTTTTAGTTTGTTGTGTGTCGTCATATAAGCAAATATGATATCCTGCTAAATGATCTTCGCAAAATTTACCTGGTGATTCCTCAATGTCTAATTTGTCGATATCGATTATTCTTAATGCAACACCTTCACTTGTTTCCACTGGTTCAAGACACAATATATACTTATTCTGCCAAACAATGTTATTGAAGATGTAATGTTTTAAAAGAGTAGGCCATGATGGAGAAATTATAACATTAACTATTTCCCCATCTGATAGATAAGATAATGAGCTTTTGATTTCTCCTGCATAAGCTATTAGTTCAGTGCCTGCCTGACGTGTCGCATTAGCAAAGTTTTTGAGTTCAATAATCACTATTGATTCTTTCTCTACTGCATATGCAATAGTGTCTGGCTTTAATGCTTCACCTTTCGTAAGAGAGATATTTTTGTTATGAGAAATCACTTCATTAATATATAACGCGTCAAGAGATTTTGTATAGCTGTTCTTTATTTTATGGCTTGATGAAGTTGTCGGGTTGTAATTTTCTATATCTTTAATGTTAATTATCAGGTCATTTAGACCTTCAATTTCAAGGAATTTTTCTTCTAGCCAATTCTGCATTTCACTTTCATCTGTAAATATGCTCATATAGTCCTCTTTCAATTAAGACTGAACTTTATACTCAATGGGTTGAGTTTGATTGCGTCTTGAAGATGGCTGGGTGAAAAATGCGCGTAACGCATAGTCATCTTAATATCTGTGTGCCCAAGGATATCTTTTAAAACCAAAATATTTCCTCCGTTCATCATAAAATGACTGGCAAAGGTATGACGTAAAACGTGTGACAGTTGGCCGTCCGGCAGGTTAAGTTCAGCTCGTTCGACGGCTTTGCGGAATGCCGAGTAACACGATTTAAAGAAGCGCCCAGGCTTTTCCGGTTTTGGAAGCGCATCATAAAATTCCCGGCTGATAGGCACAGTTCTGTTTCTGTTCCCCTTCGTTTTGAAAAAGCTGACCTTTAGGTTTTTGATTTGCTTCGTTGTGACAGATTCAGCTTCATCCCACCGTGCGCCAGTTACCAGGCATAAGCAGGCTACCCAGTATGTGCTGTCGTTACGGCTTTTCTTGCACTCTTCCAACAGGCGCGTAATCTCTTCATCTTCAAGGTATGCCAGTTCGGCTTCCTCAGATTTGAAAGCGCGGACATTTATTAGAGGGTTCTCAAGTTTCCAGTGCCCCAGTCGCTTCAGCTCATTAAACACCGCACGGAAGTAGGCCAACTCTAGATTCATCGTTCTGGGGGAAACTTGTTTGACGCGAGATGTCCGGGATATCTCACCAGAAAGGCGCTTTTTCCGATACAGGGAAAACATGGTTGCGTCGAATTCATGAGCGAGTGGATCCCCCATGCTGTCGCAGGCAAATTCCATTGTGGATTTGCGCTTTTCTCCATCGTCCAGCGTAAGGCCGTGTTCATCAAACCACTGGTTTACAAGGTCGCGCAATTTACGACGATCCTCTTTTCCGTCCAGCCAGGGCTTAACGTGGACGTTTTCCATAATGTGGTTTTGGTATGCAATCGCCTCGCCTTTTGTGGGAAAAGTCTTACGAATGCGTTTGCTTGCTTTTCCTTGGGGTTTTCCCTCTGGGTAAAAGTCTAGCAACCATTTCCCGTTTGGGTTTTTTCGTATTGACATACTATTTTCAAACAGCTTTTATACTTGAACGGTAGGCAGCAGTGTTTGGACAATTGTATTGTGTTCGACCTGATCTGAATACAAGTTCCCCATCTTCGTTAACTCCAACATATTCGCCGAGATAAGTATCTCCTTCATAGAAGGTATAGTTTTTCATTACAGTTTTATCCATCGCGAACAATTCTTCGAATGTTTTTCCTGAAAATAAACCCAGTGATTTTCGTGTTGACGGGACATGTTTTTTATCAGTCTTTGATATATACTCGCTCGCGCCATTCGATGATAGGGATGTTATTTTTGCATCCAAGTTTTTTATTAATTCGTAAAGAACAGATTCTTGGTCATTTAGTTGGATTTTGTTTACTTCAGCTGGTTGTATTTTCAAAAGATTTACAATGGAATTAATATCTTCCTCACTTGCCGACTCAGTTTCTTTAAGCATGGCCGAAATTTCAAGGATGTCATTTTTAACTGTATCAACACGTAAGGATTCGGAGTATTTAACATATCTAAATCCTGATATGTCAAAGGGCGTGTTAGTCAATCCATCAGTAATTAAGATGGTTTTTTTATTAAAGGCTTGACGTAATCCTAATTCATAAAAAACATTAGCATTCTTAGAGCTAAGATCACAAATTGCCATGTCACATTCAACAATATTTTTAAGAATATCAAACATTATCATATGTGATGCTTTTGGGTCATCCGCTCGTCTCTCTTTGAACCCGGCAGCTTCACAAGCAGGTTTGATAAGATGCTCATATACCCGGGTGAAATGCCCTGGTGTATAGTCAGGGTGATCAGCTATTGGCATGATTACAAAGCAAGTTTTCTTCTCAGAAGAACCCTCATCTGAATTGTCATCATGGCCAGTGGTAGGTTGTGTGATTTTTTGTTTAGTCACTTCAATTTCCTTCTGAAATAATTAAGACTACTCGCCCCAAAACCTCAATATCTTCTATAGAACAATCAAAAGCCATTCCGACACCACTTACCCGAACTTTTTTTACAGGAATGCGAGTGAGTGTTCTTATGCTTGTCTTGCCTTCAATTGTAACCAACCATTCACCATCAAATACTTCAGCGAATTTCTGATCGAGGATGTATTGAGCTCTTTCATCCTGCACACAGATCGGGTCTGAAGGGAGCGGGGTCCCTGCTCTGAAAAATATTTTGTCAAACATGACGTATCCAGAGTCATAGAGTTTTCCATCAACCAGTTTTTTGCTGGGAAACTTCATAATATCCAGTTGGTCATCTTCAAATTTTTTACCTTCCCCAGTAGCTAACCACTCAAGAGAAACTCCTGTATCAGCTACACAGCGAGCAGCCATATCTGCTGGGAATCCGCCTCTGCGGTATCTACCGGAAAGCGTGCTGGCTGCCATATCAAAATGCTGAGCCAGCTTTAGCTTTGAAGTAAATCCGTAGGCTTCAATCATCCGATCCAGCACGGGGGCGCTATCCCCTTCAAAATCAATTTTGAACATAGTCACTCCGGCCAGCAATGCCCAAAATGAAAAGTATCAATTGACGCTTTTCAAAATGAAAAGTAGGCTTGCCTTGTTGTTTTCCATTTTGCGAATGTTATTGAATGTTACTGCATTCAACTGAACAAAGGAGTTTGCCTTATGCGTCCTAACATTACAATCACCATCCCCACACCTTACCTGCCACTAAAAGAGTACTGCCGTCTAACCGGAACCCCAGAAGGGACGGCACGCGACATGATTCGTGATGGCCGTTTGCCAATCCGCGGTAAGAAGGATGCGCCTATGAGTGGCGTTCATATCAACATGGCAGCCCTGACGGTTCAGGCGTTAAGCGAATGCAATATTTCGCTTAATGCGTAATCAATCCTACGGATTCGGGAAACGCTAACAATGTTTGATTATCAGACTTCTAAACATGCTCATTTTGATGCAGCTTGCCGAGCGTTTGCGCTGGCGCACAATATGGAAGATGTAGCCGCTGCCGTTGGTATGCGTCCGCAGATCCTCCGCAATAAGTTGAATCCGGTTCAACCGCACCGCCTGACCTGCGATGAGCTTTTGGCTATCACCGATTACACCGAAGATGCGCGGTTGCTGGATGGAATGCTGGGGCAGATTAACTGCCTCCCGTCCGTTCCTATTAATAACGCCACCGAAGCCAACATGCAGTTTTGCGCGTTGAGCGCCACCGCCAACGTGGGGGCAATCGCTGGGGAAGCTGTATCAACTGAGCACATGACAGCAGCACGCCGCACACAAATTCTTGATCGTGCCCGTGATGCTATCCGTTCCCTTTCCGTCCTGGCTTACACCGTTGAAAGCCGTCTCCACTCTGCGCCGGTTCTCGCTGCGGCTGTCGATATCGTTACTACCAGCGCCAGCAGCATGATGTGAGGGATGACTATGAAAGCTTTCGTTACCTATCTGAAAAAAGAATCTCCGGCCATGCAGCTGGCCAGTGGGTCAACTGGCTGGCTTGAGCTACCAAACGGCCAGCGCTGGAACCCTGGCCACCAGTACAAATTCATTGCCCGTTCGTCTCGTCGTCCATGGTGGTTTCGTTTGTTCGGGATTATCAGGGGGCGTTATGGCCATTAGCGAAAAGCAGCAGGAGATTGGCCTGAAGTGGCTGGGGAATATCCGCCGTAAATACTGGAGTGAGAAAAGCGAAGCCGCCGAATGGTGGGACAAATTAACACCAGAATGGCGCGGGGTTGTTTTACATGCGGCCGCAGTTGCTTCCGGAATGGACGTTTTCAAAGCCCATCTGAGCAAATGCTACTGGGCAGAGTTATTCGAACGCCTGGACTACCGGGCAATGATTCAGCTGCGCCAGGGCATATCCAGGGCGCGTCTGACGTTTGAAGGGTTCGGGAGTCTGAGCGACAGCGATTTTTCAAAGCGCAGCGCTAACCGCCAGGTGAAAAAGGCACATCCGATCCACAGCAGTAATGGCGTGCAGATGATTATCGCGCCTCATATCGTTCATAAGATGCAACAGCAGGAGAATCACTAATGTCCATTATCTCTGTAAACGCCAAAGAACTGGGACAGGAGCTGGCTGCGTGGGGTGTTCCACACAATTACGCCATTCTCTTTCTTGAGAAAAGCACCGTTAAAAATGGCCGTGTGGCCTTACATCCGTTTTTCTTTAACGACACCGAGCACATGACAAACAAACGCCACTGGCTGGCTGTGAATGCTGCGTACTGGTGCTGTGTTTACCGTGAATCAGAAAGCCAATTCCAGCAGGTTGAAGCGCTGGCCAGTATTCGTTCCATGTATTACATCGCCGGATCATTGGGTGCTGGGGAAGTCAAAGCACTGATCCAGGAGTGGTGGCGCAACACCTACGAGCTGCACCAGATACCCGCGCCGAGCTACTCAGCCGCGCCCGTTACCGTCTCTTTCCACTAATTAACTGCCTGAATTTTCGGCCATCCCTGCGGTGGCCGGGGATTCTTTTGCCCTGAGGAAACCAAAATGCAAACAACACGCATGTTTTTACCCGTCAACCAATCCGGTACTGACCTGCTGGCAATGCTTGCAAAAGCTACTGAAGAAGGTAAAGCGGCCTCCGCCGATCTGTGTTCTGCCCGTCTGGATAAGCTTGCCGCGTATGCAGCTAACGAAGGTTTAAGCGCTGCCGAAATCGTAGATCTGATCCGTGAAGAGGCTGCGGCCATTTGCAGTAAAGGCGGTGCAGCATGGCAGTAAAAACCCCTCTTAAATGGGTGGGCAGCAAAGTCCGCCTTATGCCGCAGCTGCGTGGCCATCTGCCGGAAGCAAAACGCCTGGTGGAGCCTTTCGCGGGTTCGTGCGCCGTCATGATGAATACTGATTATGACGAATACCTGATCGCTGACCTGAACCCGGATTTAGTCAATCTGTATAAGGCGATGGCCTACCATACCGACGCGTTTCTAATGGAGCTTGGAGCCCTGTTTTCTGCCGGGGCGTTGGGTGAACAGGAGAGCCGCGCCATTTTTTACTATGTCGTCAGGGATGCGTTCAATTCGTCCGGTAAGGGGCTGGGTGCTGAAAGCGTTGAAGCCGCTGCACGTTTCATGTACCTGAACCGCCACGGTTTTAACGGGCTTTGCCGTTACAACCGCCGTGGACAGTTCAATGTCCCATTCGGGAAGTACAAGAAAAACTATTTCCCACTGAACGAAGTCCGCACATTTGCTGAGAAGGCAAAGCGTGCAACCTTCATTACAGCGCATTACTCCGAAACGCTTACGCTGGTTCGTGCCGGGGATGTGGTCTATTGCGATCCGCCATACCTGACGGAATCAGGAAATTTCACCTCATACACTGAAAACGGCTTTTCACATCTTGATCAGGGACGGCTGGCCAGAAAGCTGCGCCGTCTCGCTGAAAAGGGCGTGAGTGTTGTTGCGTCAAACAGCGATTTGGAAATGGTGCATTACCTTTACGCCGGGTTTGAGGCGATGAAGGTCAAAGCGCCCCGCAGTGTTGGTGCCGCAGCTGCCAGCCAGAAATCTGCCGCAGAGCTGATCCTGAAATCACCAGTTTCCACAGCCTCCAGCGCTGGGGTGGTGGCGAAATGATGACTGAACCCATGACCGGACTGTATGCGCTCACGGTATTTGCGGCTTTCATCTTCTTTTCCTGGGAAGAGCGCCGGGACGCGGAGACTTCAGATGATGTGGACTTTATTTTGGTCGCTATCTCTTCCCTCGTCTGGCCTGTACTGGTGGCGGTATGTACCGCTGCTTGGATGATTAATGCCTGGAAGAAGTGGGTTAATCGTGGCTGATATGTCTCTTGCTGGCCAACATCACGCCGTCGATACCTGGCGGCGTGATACCTTTGCGCCAGGAACCCCAGCGAATGCAACAATCACAGAGCGCCGTTTGTGGGCAGTTAACCCACAGGACTACGAATGGCGCTCACAGTTCCTTCATGAGATACCCGACTGGCTAGCCGGGTATTTTGGCAACCGTTACGAAAAGCTGTTTGCTGGTCGTGACGGCCGCCGCCGTGCCAATACATTCCTGCGCAAAACAATCGGTGAGAATGTATTGCCACGTCTGCGGAAAGTGGCTGCGCGTTACCAGCTTGCCGCTGATGTATTCGATCTCCCTTTTGGCAAATCATTGCAGCGTTTGCCGTCTCTTGACCGTACCGATCTCAAAAAGCTGTCTGGCCAGGTCTCTGGCTGGATAGCTCAGATGTTTTATGACTTCACCGACACGCTGAAGGGTAAACCCAAAGACGAAAGGGAAATGCGCCAGCGCACGCTGGAGGCTTACCGCAAACTCTGTTCACTTTCCCTCATGCTGAACAATCAGCCGCCGTACTGGGCAGAGCACGAAGCCAATGATGGCCACTTGGAAACCCGAAAGGCGGAGTCCGGGATTTTGCGTCTCATGGCACCGGAATGGTGGTATCAGCGTCTGAAGCGTGCCCGTGATCTTCAACGTGAGCACCTGGCCATCGCCGTTGGCCAGGTGCAGAAATCTGCAAGCGCTTACGTATCGCGCAAAACCCTGGGCGAATGGGTAGACCAGAAAACGCGCAATCTGGAATTTTTCAAGAAGTTTGATCTGATGGACGATGAGGGCAACCGCATTGCGCTGGACAGTATGGTTCATCGCAGTGTGGCTAATCCTGCGATCCGTCGCTGTGAACTGATGGTTCGAATGAGAGGATTTGAAGATATGGCAAATGAAGAAGGGCTGGCTGGTGAGTTTTACACAATCACCGCGCCATCACGTTATCACGCGGTACACAGTAAGGGCGGCTTTGTGTCTCAGTGGAATGGCTTAAACCCACGGGACACGCAGCGTTATTTATGCAACGTCTGGGCAAAAGCACGTGCGGCGATCTCCCGTGCCGGTATTCATGTTTTTGGTTTTCGCGTGGTGGAACCGCACCACGACGGAACACCGCACTGGCATATGTTGCTGTTTATGCGACCGCATGACGTTGAGACGGTGCGCGATATTCTTTGCTATCACGCCAGGATTGCCGATTCAGAAGAGCTTCAGACACCCAACGCGCTTAAGGCGCGTTTTCACGTTGAGCCTATCGATCCCGCTAAAGGTTCGGCAACGGGTTATATCGCTAAGTACATCTCAAAAAATATCGACGGCTTTGCGCTCGATGGCGAGCAGGATGAAGAAACCGGGGAAAACCTGCGCGATATGGCCAAATCCGTATCGGCCTGGGCATCCCGCTGGCGGATTCGCCAGTTTCAGCAAATTGGTGGTGCGCCTGTGACTGTATGGCGTGAGCTGCGCCGCCTGGGTGATCAGCGCCTGACTGACAGCCGTATGGATGCGGTGCTGGCGGCTGCTGATGTCGGGGACTGGGCGGCCTATACACAGTTGCAGGGTGGCGCACTGGTTGCACGTCGCGATCTGGTTGTGCGTCTGGCCTATGAAATCACTGAACAGGGTAACGAGTACGCAGAAGATGTTCAGCGTGTGCAGGGTATCTATTCGCCTTTGATCCCTGATTCCGAAGTTTGCACCCGTCTGGTTAAGTGGCAGAAGGTTGCGAAGTTGGCCGAAGCGCCAGCGGAGGCGGGTTTTTCTGGCGGCAGCGCCGCCCCTTGGAGTTCTGTCAATAACTGTACGGAGGGAGGAACCCGGAGACGGTTAAAACTGGAACTGAACCAGCGAGGTTTTGCCGGAACGGATGAAGAAATCGACATTCTGAAGCGGGGAGGCGGCCTCAAATTTGGCCGTTCAGCCCTGATTTACCGTAAGGGGCGGTTGCAAGAGAAGCGGAACAGTCCGGAAAACGAACAATGGCCAGACTGGCAGTAATGGTATGTAAGTACGTGATAAGTAATGCGTAAATTTTCCTTTGCGCTAATTAACATTTCACATATTGTGCGTTTAGGTATACTGTATGCTTATACAGTATTTTATTTTGTGGGAGGGCTGCATGGATATCTTAGAGGCATCAGCAAAGCTGGAGCGCATCGAATTACTGGCGAAAATTGCCCATGTAAGTGAGATAAGCACGAAGGAAAAGACTATTGCCTTAACCTGGATCGGCGAGATTGCCGAAGAAATGCGTAGCCTTGTCAGGGGGGAAATAAAAAACCCCCAGAGCGGGGGTTTTTCAGGCGGCGGGCGCAGCCTTCAATAAATCAAGCGCCATTTGCTTTTGATCGGGTGACAAGTTTTTCAGCAAGGTTTGTACCAGAGCGTCACCCGTTTTAGCGCTGGGGCTGAGAGTGTGGGAAAATGTCAAATTCATAACAAAAGTGTGCCCACACTCCACATCTGCGCATGCGCAGTAAATATCTGCAATCTGGCGGTGCTTTCGGTTAGTTTTGCGAATCACAGCCTTGGAGCCGCACTCCGGACATTCAATTTTCAGGACTCTCATATTCCATTCTCCGGCTGTCAAATAATGCCTGGATTTTAGCCTTTTTTGACTCATGCTGCACCCTTCACCGTTGTTTCTTCAGTAAAATTCAAATGCAGGTGGCGCGGAATTTCCGGATCGCTGTTGATGGCCATCGCCAGGCGGCGCTGAATGGGCAGCACTTCATTCTTTTTGTAGGTGCGCTCAATCTTTTCCGGGTCGCCCAGCCCGGCAGTATTCTGCGGAACAATACCTGCAAGCCCGGCCGGAAAGCGGTGCGCGTTCAGAATGTCCTGGGCGCTGATGTTCTTCACGCTCGCAAATTCATCTTTGGCCGAAATATCCCCCATCTCTATAAACTTGATCGCGTCGCCGTCGCCGCCAGGGATGTTTACCAGGATGGTGGAGAAGTTGCCGATCCCCTTGCTGTCCCGCAGCTGCTGTTCAATCTCCTCCTCCATTTCGTCCGTCATGCTGGGGTCACGGGTATACAGAATGCCGCCCGTGTGGGCGCCGTTGTGGTAGTAGCGACGGCGGAAAATGACCGCCTCACTGTTCAGCAGGGCAGAGTGAACGCCGCCGATGTAGTCCGGCAGACCATAAATGTGCTGCTGCGGGTCGTACATTTTGATGAAAATGATATCTTCAGGCGGGAACGCCAGCGGTTCGCCTTCCTGTAAAACCACGTAATCCCCTGGCACAGTCTCCGCGTTTTCTCTCTCCTTTCGTCGACGGAGGTAAAGCCCCGGCAGCGGCTGAAGCCCGATCACGTCTCCCCAGCCATTACGGATTTTGGCCACAGCGATATCACCAAAGGTCAGGTAATCAAAAACAGCAGCCTCCAGCTCGTCGAACGTCAGGCCGCCACCCTGATAATCCGCCGTGACCATGTTTTTACGGGCGTGGATAATCCCTCCGTGCTGGCCGTTCAGGTTGATAAGCTGCGCCAGCGCCAGACGGTCAATCGGCTGGGTGTAGTGGTTTGCGGCGTTGTCGTACCAGATTTCCCGGTAATCGGTTCCGGTAGTCAGTACTGGTTCTGGTTTGCCAAAGCTGATAATGCTCATTTTTTTGGACTTATCGCCGCGCTGTTCGCGCTTCACAAAACGTTTCTTTTTGCTCATGCTGCCTGTTTCCTTACACCCCAGCGGGATTTTGGTCTGTTTTCGTAGTTAAGTGGTTCGTTATGCAGGGCGTGGGTGATTGCCCAGAATGCCTCTGCGTGGCCAGTGTCCTGGCTGCGGTCTGCAACAAAGGTCATGGCGTTACCGCTGTTTGTGGTCGTGCGCCTTACTGACATAAAACTGGCGGGGATTTCCTTCAGGTTTTTGTCCCACTCGATACGCTGGCTTTCTACCACATCGGCGGCCTTCAGTACCAGCTGGTTTTTGGTGTTCATGTCGTAGCGAATCGGCACGACAACCTTCATGGCAAAGTGCTGGATGTTGTCAAACACCCCCTGGCCGATCCCGGTATGAGAAACATCTCTGTCGGCAATAATGCCACCGTGACTGTAACGCTGCCCACGTCATTCCCTAACGGGATTCTGGGTATAGGTTCAAGCTATTACGGAGCGGGCGGGAATAACTCCGCGTCATACTGGTTCTGTACGCCTGTGGGTAAAAACCAGGTGAAAATCCAGACTCATAACTGTAGTGGGACATTTTTCTTAAACGTTACGGGCTACTGAAATGGATAAATTTTTTAGCAATTCAGAAAATAGTTTTTATCTGGGGGAAACAGTCATTTCCTATGAGGCGCAGGGTATTCCTGTTCCCTCTGACCTGAAAAAAATTACTGACGAAGAATATGAAACATTTATGGTTTCGCCTGACAGGAAAGCACCATATTACAGTCTTAAATCAAAATGTATGGTGTGGGTTGACATTGCGCCACCTACGCGGGAAGAGGAAATTGAAAGCGCAGAATTATTAAAGGCGCAGCTGTTGGCTGGCGCGGCAGAAGCTATTTCCCCGCTTCAGGATGCCGTTGATTTGTCTATGGCTTCTGAGGCGGAAACAGCAAGTCTGTCGGTATGGAAAAAATACCGGGTTTTACTAAACCGTGTTGATACCAGCAAAGCGCCGGATATTGAGTGGCCAGAGGTGCCTGACGATGTGGCGTGAAGCACGAATTGCATTCAGTGATTCCGTGGCCGCGCTGAATTGTTCCGTTATCCCGGTACACCCCTGGGTGTACGGGGTAGGGCAACAGACAGAAAACGGTGCGTATCTCAGTCCGGTAAACGCGATCAACTACCTGGCTGACAAGCTGGCCGGAACGGGCGGGGCGGCGGATATCGTGATCATGATGGTTTCTGGCCAGACGCATGACAGCTTTATGGCCAGCCTGAACAAGCTTGTGGATGTATTCCCCAGCCCGGCATTTACCCAGGTGCGGAGGCTGGCGCAGTCCGCCGCGCAGCTGGCTGCGGAGAAGATGCAAATTCCGGCGAAATACAGTCAGAGTCTGCCCGCGGCGATCCCGCTTTCTGTGCCTACAAGCCGCACCGCTCTGGCGGCCGCAGCTGTGAAGAAAGCCCAGCAGGAGGCCGCAGCCGTCGCGGATTTGACGGGCGTAAAAAAGCTGATGGGGGATTTTAAACAGCAGCGCGAAAGCCTGATTTCTGGCATTGCCAGCGGCTTAACGGAATTGCAGGGAAAAAGCGCCAGGGCATGGGTATTTACCGCCAGTGGCGATCTGCCGTCCACGCTTCTGGAGCTGGTAAAAGGGATCCCGCTTCAGTCCTCCGTGTATACCGCCGCCATGATGCTGGTTGGCGACAATCTCGACGGCATAAAAGGAATGATACATGACCTCGAACCCGACACTGGCGCTTAACGGTGAAGCCATTCTGCTGAAGAACATGCGCGTGACCGTATCGCAGCAATTTCAGGACAAAGACCAGTCCGGCCAGACGAGTGCAACCACGAAATCCGAGCAGGGCATCAAAGGCAAGGAGCTGCGCGTTTCCGGCGAAATTCCGTATAAAAATCCGGAGATCCTGCGCCGTATCTTTGAGCTGGCCAGCGCGACTGATGCCAGCGGCCAGCGCCAGAAATACCGCGTTGCACATGAGGCAGCGCGGGCGGTGAATTTCCGCGAGGCGATTTTTACCGGAACACTGGACGCGCCGCCGCAGGACGGGCGCATGTCCTGGCTGGTTACGTTCACCCTGACCGAACATATCAGCGTGCAGGAAAAACGCGAGGCCAGGGCAAGCGGCAAAACCAAAGCCGTGAAGCAAACGGCGGGAAGTGGCGGAGGCCAGAATGGTGGCCAGGCCGCTGGCGAGGATGAAGAAAAACTGACGTGGTTTGAAAGCAACGTGCTCAAGCCCGTAAATGACGCACTGGCATAATCATGAAACCGATTAAACGTTTATATCTTTCAACGGATGAAATTCACCTGGCTGATGCCAGCCTGGTGCTGGAGCTGAACAGCTGCGGCCGGGGGTTTATTACGGCCGGAACAACGCAGGACTATACGGGGAAGCTGGTGCGTCTCGATGTGGGTTACACCGATCTGGTGTTGCGCTGGTTTACCGGGTACGTGGAACGCTCGCAACCTGCGGAAAACGGCTTTCAGCGTCTCTTTGTTCGTGAGCTGGTCGGCGTATTTGAACGCCTCTGGCCATGTTCGTTTCAGCACCCCACGCTGCGCAATGTGGCCAGCTGGCTTACAGAGCACAGCGGCCTGACCTTCAGCGTGCCGGATGCAGATTATTCAGACCGTCCGATCCCACATTTCACCCACAGCGGGACGGGGTATCAGCTGCTGGATAATCTCGGAAAGGCTTTCGGCATTACGGATTACGTCTGGTATCAGCTGCCGGACGGCGCGGTATATGTTGGCGGCGCGGAAAAAGCCCTGTTTGCTGGTCGCCCGATTGAGATCCCGCATGAATTTAATCAGGGGGCGGCCGGGGGGAACTCAATGACGCTTCCCCTGGTGCAAAGTCTGCGCCCCGGCGTGGAGCTGAACGGGGAAAGGGTGACGAAAGTCCACCTGCAAAATGACACGATGGCTGTCACCTGGACACCCCGCAACCGTGCGACGGGTCAGCCACTGCAAAAAACGCCCGTTCAGCGCCAGATTGAAAGCCATTATCCGGAGCTGGCATCCGGGATGCATTTGCCAAAGTTTGGCCGTGTGATGAATCCTGTTGAGGCAGTCAAAAGCGGCAATTTCTCGGATCCGTTCCGTCCCCGCTATGCAGTTGACGTGCAGGTGCTGGACGCGGACGGCAACCCGGAAAAAGACACGCCTGTTTATTCGGCCGTTCCGCTGCCGGTTCCCATGGCGGGTAATGATTCGGGAATGTTCCAGTTTCCGCCCGAAGGGACGCTGGTAGAGATCGCTTTTACTGGCGGACGGCCGGATAAGCCTTTTGTGCGGCAGACCGTACCGGACGGAACCAGCCTCCCGGATATCCAGCCTGGCGAACAGCTGCAACAGCAGCGCGCGGAAGTGTCGCAGCGCGTCACTCAGGCGGGGGACTGGGTGAGGCAGACAGACCAGACGATCAGTAAAACCTCAATGGCGCGGGTGGTTAAGGCCGATACAGAACAGCGCGAGCTGGTCAGCCGGGAAACAACAGTTAAGGCCACGGATAAAATTACCGTGCTGGGTACGTCCACATTGCTGGCCGGAGCCATTCAGCAGGTGTGCACGGGGGATTACAGCCAGGCTGTGAATAACCGCGTGGCGAGTATCGGCGGCAATGATGAAACGGACATAGCCGGGAGCCAGACAGTCACAACGGGTAAAGACCTGGTTGAGAAAATTGGCCAGATACGTAAAAGCGTGGCGGCCGTGCAACAGCAGATTATTGCCCCGGTGGTGTGGATTGGCTCTGGCACTATCAACGTGGCACAGTTGATGCTCGACACGCTCGACGTGGTTAAAGAGCTGGCAGAGCAAACGGCAAGCCACACGCACAGCAATACGGGAGCACCGACCAACGCGGGAGCCATCAGGAACACGGGAACGAAAGCGGACACGCTGAACGGCAAATATTCCCCGGTGATTGGCAAGTAAACCTGTCCAGAACATAACCCGCGAAAGCGGGTTTTTTTATGCCCTTCATCCCCAGGCGGGAATATCTCTTTTCTTACCTCTTAAGCAGCTAACGCTACGCGCTGTCAGCGGCGCTCTGGCCCGTTCAGCCTTTTCGCACACTCAGAGCCACCCTTAAAACGGATCATGCCCACAGCGGGGCGCTGGCACGTCACAGCACGGCCAAAAAAATCTTTCCCAGACCAAAATCGCACTACACCGCACCCGCCTGCGGTTTTTGGATCATAAAAATTTTTCAGTTTTATTTTTCTACAAACCAGACCGCCAGACCGCGCCAGTGCTGGCGGCTTTGCGTAGAACCAGAACTGAAAAGATTGAAAAGAATTTCAGTTTTTTTCAGTGAAAAGGATCGGTGGAGGATCTAAAGAAAAACACAACTAACAGATTAGTAAGGGGATTTTGATTTTTATGTGGGTCTTGAAGATCCAAAATCGAGAGGGAAATATACAAAGAAAAACCCTGAGAGCCTTAGCTGGTGCGGTTTGAAAGGATAATGTAGGTTCTTTAAAACTGAAATTTTTCTCAATCTGAAAAATACAATTGAGAATCGCTATCAAAGAGATAGGTATAAGGTAACTGGATATAATCACAGTATTGTGGTAATGTTTTTTACAAGTTATAGCGTTACCCTGGACGGCATGAGTACAATGACAGTACTTTATGCATTCAAACAGGGAAGACCAATGGCTCAGTACCAGTTAGAAATCCTAGCTCCTGTCGTAGCCAGTGATCTTGAGCAACTAGGAACTAAGGAAAAATTCTGGTTTTCATATATGGGCGCGGAAACAGGGCAGTGGCTTTTCAAGTTTTCAAGAGCAGGAACTGGGGAACATTGGTCTGAGAAATGTGCTGCGGAACTTTGCCACTTGCTCGGCATCCCACATGCTGAATATGAGTTAGCTTTGACGGATGGGCGATTTGGTGTGATTTCACCGAATATGATCCCCTTCGGTTATCGCATGGTCATGGGAAATGAGGTTCTACACACCACCACAGCGGATTATCCTCAGCCCTTACCGCCTGGAGAGAAGGCCGTTAGGGTTAAGGAACATACCGTTACTCGCGTATTAGGATGTCTTGATAATGATAATGAGCGCATTCTTCCCCCTGAGAGCGATTATGATTTAGCAGGACTGAACGCAGGAGATGTCTTTTGCGGTTACCTAATGCTTGATGCATTGATCAGCAATCAAGATCGTCACCATGAAAACTGGGCGATTATGCTCAACAATGAGACCGGCGAGAGAATGTTGTGTCCAACATATGACCATGCCGCCAGTTTAGGGCGTGAAATGCTTGATGTTGAAAGGGAAGAGCGTCTTGTCTCGAAAGATCGCAATCGGCAAGTCTCAACTTTTGTACGTAAGGCTAGATCCGAGCTCTTTAAACTTAAGACAGATAAAAAGCCATTGTCTACGGTTGATGCATTCAAACTAGCTGTCTCAGATAGACCGTTAGCAAGAGAGCATTGGCTGAGTCGACTAGCTGCACTGACAGAAGAGGCCATTGTTGGTGTGTTTAATGATGTTCCAGCAAACTGCATTAGTGAGGTGGCTCGTACTTTTGCAGTTAAAATGGTTCTAGAAAATCGAAAAAGGTTACTTGAAGATGAATCGTAATGACTCCGTATATGTTGCATGGCAGGCACCTGACACCCATGACTGGCATGTCGTGGGGAATTTACAAGCGCGTAAATCTGAATATGTCTTCAATTACACCAAAGGTGCTTTAACTTCCCCAAAATTCACCAAATTTAGTGGGATGAATGATGTCACTGAGACATATGTGTCTGAAGAGTTATTCCCATTATTTAAAAATAGGCTCTTGTCACCTCGTAGACCAGAATATCCTAAATTTATCAGCTGGCTAGGTCTTGAGGGAGTAAGTGCAGAACCTATTGAAATCCTCGCCCGTTCGGGAGGCATGCGTAGTACTGACCAGTTACAAATGTTCAAGCGTATTGAGATTGGGCAGGATGGTAAATTCGATCATTTCTTTTTTGCCCATGGTTTAGGTTACATGCCGACATCTGCAAACGAGCGTGTTTCTGGATTAAAACCAGGTGATAGCTTACGCCTCTGTTTGGATGTCCAAAACAGCTATGACAGCGCTGCTGTGATTATTAGGGCTGATAGTCCGGCGGAGATTGTAGGCTACTGTCCTCGATACTTTGCTCGTGATATTAGAAGTATGCTGCTTGATGAAGTATCGTCTATCAATCTAAGCGTAGAGCGCATTAGCGATGATGCACCTCATAATTACAGATTGCTTTGCAAAGTTTCGGGCAAAGTATCAACAGCATATGTTGACCGGATGTGCATGCAGGAAGAGTTTCTTCCTGTTGTTTAG